GAAAAAGCAAAACAAGTTCTCCCACTTCTCACCGAAAAACAACTGAACTTTATTAGCGAAAAGCTTGATACTGGAGGATTGGGATGAGTATTATTGAACCAGAATACAAGTGGTCACCAGATAAGATGATAGAAGTATCTCTTTCAGAACCCGATGATTTTCTGAAAGTTAGAGAAACACTTACAAGAATTGGGGTAGCTTCCCGTAAGGAGAAAAAGATATACCAGTCATGTCATATCTTACATAAGCAAGGTAAGTATTACATAGTTCATTTCAAAGAATTGTTTGCTCTTGATGGCAAGAAAGCAAATCTTAGTTTAAATGATGTTCAAAGAAGGAATAGAATTGTTCAGTTATTATCTGATTGGGGTTTAGTTACTCTTCTCGATGCTGATTCAGTATCTGATATAGCACCATTGAATCAAATAAAAGTTATATCATATAAAGAAAAAGGTGATTGGATATTAGAAACTAAGTATAATATTGGTAAGAAAAAAGCACCCGAACCGCAATAACCGTACTGTGATTTTCTAAGAAGTGTTATAATTAGTAGTGTACGCCTTCGGGGTACATTACAAACAGACGCTCAAAGAGGTCAGCATGTTTAACAACGATGCGAATACTGTCACATTGACAGTGCCAGAAACTCAGGATTATCTGGCAAAGATAAGAAGGAACATGATCGGGTTTGATGAATGGTACACAACCTTCGATCAATCTTCACATGCAAACTACCCACCATACAACACGATCAAACTCAGTAACCATGAGTACCGTGTAGAGGTAGCATTAGCAGGATTTAAAAAAGACAATCTAAAAGTCTACACCCAAGAAGGTAAACTTATCATTGAAGGTAAGAAGGAAGATGGTGTAGAAAATGATTATCTACATAAAGGATTAGCACAACGTGCATTCAAACGTCAGTGGTCATTACCTGATGAACTTGTAGTCAAGGAAGTAAAGTTTGAAGATGGACTACTACTAGTTGACATTGAAAAAATTATTCCTGAAGCACAGCAACGGAAAGATTGGCTCTAAATACAGTATAGACTGGTGATAGTCAATTGTATTCAAGAGTTCTAAAACATATCAAACCAAAGGATCTAAGAGAAAGTATATCTCTTAGGTTTACAGATGTCCTCAATCCAGTATACTGGATTGGGGATTCTCTACGTCCAGAGGTTAGAGAAGCATTAATGAGATTTGCAAAATCATTTGCAGACTATGTTGATCTGGATGACAGGGCAATTTCAGATGTAATATTACTTGGTGGTAATGCAGGTTATAACTATACTCCTATGTCTGACTTAGATGTACATATCGTTGTAGATCCTAAGTATATTCCTGACTGTAATCCTGATCTATTAGATGAGTTTTACATGGATAAGAAAACTTTATGGGAGTTGACTCATAACGTAACTATCCTTGGAGCAAAAGCAGAACCTTATATTGAAAGACCTGGTGTTACTCGTAAGAAGAGTCAAGGTGTCTATAGTCTGATGAAGCAGACATGGATACAGAAACCAGAGAAGATGGAAAATGATCTTGATGAAAAAGAATTAGAGAAGAAGGTAAAAAATCTAAAGCATAAGATCGATACCTTTATCAAGAGTGAGGATCCAGAATCACTCAAGTCATTGGTAAAGAAACTTAGAGTTGGTAGAACTGTATCACTACAGAAGTATGGAGAGTATGGATTTGAAAATATGGTATTCAAAGAGCTAAGAAACCAAGGGTATATTGACAAAGTACGTTCAACTGTGGTAAACTTAAAGTCAAGAAATCTTTCATTATGATCAAAATATTAATGTTGAAGGAGTACTCTCTAGTACTCATAGCTCGTATTGAGGAGCTGTCAACTGAACTAGGAGAACCTGACTGTAAGTTGACAGAACCATTTGAAATCAAAGGAGAATTTATGGAGCACTGGCCATCATTCTCTATGCAACGTGAGATGATAATTCATTCAGATAGTATCTTGACAATCTTAGAACCTGATGCACATCACTTAGATAAGTATCAATCATTGACTGCTAAGAAAGTAAATGAAATTAACGCATCATCATGAACCTTGGGAGTATATGGAGATTGAAGATTTCCTACCCACCCATAAATTTGAAAAGATACAGGAGTTAGCACAACGTGAATTAGAAAGATATCATATTGAAGGAGTCAATACTCCCAGAGGAAAGTATATAAATTTTGTAAAGGAAGATATAATACCAGAGGCAACAGAATTATTTGATTTTTTACCTAGAAGAGATTCTACTGGTACTCTTAAAAAACTATTACATTGGACGATAACACCAGCAGGTGTTAATTATCCTACTCATATTGATAACAAATCAAGATTGAGTACAGTCACATTTTATGTTGCACCAGAGAATAATGTTGGTACAATCATTTGTACAAATCCTAGTACAAATGATGATGGAGATCATGGTCCTCCAGATTTACCTACAGTAAAGGAAGCTGAGGTAGAATGGCAACCAAACAAAGTATTCTTACATTGTGGGGGTTCTACTAAATGGCATAGATTTTCTGGTGGTGATAATACTAGAATAACCTTATCGTGTTTTCTTGTACAACCTGATCTTATTGCAAAGGGAAGAGATGATCTTAATTATCTTTTAGACTTAGATGAAAGATCTTAGAATACTATGGTTATATCCTAATCAACATATGAGAGTAACACCACCTGGCGGTGTTGCTATTATATCTGCTTGTTTGAAACGTGCTGGATATCACAACATGGAATTGTTTGATGCCACATGGTATCCAGTTGATAAAGAAGAAGATTTTACTCAACCAGATAGAGATATAGAACGATCTAAAAGAGGTATGTTTCCTGAGTATAAGTGGGATAGGGATGATGTAAGATTAGAACTTGAAGATGTTGATATGTATACTGCATGGAGAAATAAAGTATTAGAATTTAAACCAGATGTAATTATATCTTCCGTGGTAGAGGATACTTATTATCTGTGGAAGAAGTTTATGTCTAAAATTGAGGACGTAAATTTTACCAACGTTGTTGGTGGTGTTTTTGCCACATATGCTCCCAAAGTATTTGAAGGTCAAGTAGATTACATATGTCGTGGAGAAGGAGATGAAGCAATACCAGAACTAATGGATCTTATTAGTGAAGGTAAAACAGGACATCACTTAGCAAATATACATCCTAATATGATGAGACCTGCAATGGATGTAAATACATTGCCACCAACTGATCATCAAATATTTGATGAGAGATCATTATACAGACCCTTTCAAGGTAAGATAATAAAGATTGCTACTGTAGAAACTCAACGTGGATGTCCATTCAAATGTAAGTTTTGCAATTCACCATCTAATGCTGGATTATACAAAGAAGAAACTGATAGTTTATTTTTTAGAAAGAGAAGTGTAGAGCATCAGGAGATGGAGATTATAGATCTTATTGAGAAACATGATATAGAAGTTCTTTGGATTGTTACTGATACATTCCTTACGATGTCAAAACGAGGTTTTGATGAATGGGCTGAGATGTATTCCAAATACAAATTACCTTTCTTTACTCAAACAAGACCAGAGTTATTGACACCATACCAAGCAAAGACACTAAAGGAATTGGGATGTATCAAGATGAATATGGGTGTAGAGCATGGTGACCCACAGTTCCGTAAAGATGTTGTAGGTAGAGTATATCAAAACGAGAGAGCGATAGAAGCATTTGCTATTGCTAGAGAAGCAGGTCTTTCTACTACATGTAATTTTATAATAGGATATCCATACGAGACTATGGAACATTGTATGAAGTCAGTTGAACTAGCATCTCAATTAGGATGCGATGATACTAATGCATTCATATACACCCCTTATCATGGCACACCCCTAAGAGATATGTGTGTTGATGCAGGATTTATAGATGATGATCTGATAGTTGAGATGAAATCTGATGATCAGTTATCATATTTGAATATGCCACCACCATACATGAGTAAAGAAGATATTCAATACATGTATAATAATTTTGTGAGGTTGTTTAGGGAACGTGAACGTGCTATGATGTCATCATGAGATATTATACTAACGTACAGATGGTCGGGAATGATTTTCTCGTTCGTGGGTATGAGAATGGTAAGAGTTTTACATCAAGGGAA